GTCACGCTGGGCTATGGAGGCCCGGCAGCACCCTACGCCCTCTACGTGCACGAGGAGATGCAGGGTGCCGTGCCCCCTAGCCCCAACTGGAGTTGGACGAAGGCTGTGGCAGCTGGCAAGCAGATCCAGTGGACACGCCCCGGTAGTGGCCCCAAGTATCTGGAGGGGCCACTGCACGAAATGCAAGACCAACTCCCAGGTAGAATTCGTGACGCAGTAAAGCGTGCGCTGAAGCCCTAATAAGGTATGTCGCTGCTCAACGACATCTACACTTTCTTGACCAGTAAGGGCCTGGTGAACGGGACAACCGGTTGGCCCTGCTACATCGGCTACGCCCCGGATGACCCTCCGCAGGACAAGGTGGTGACCCTCTACGAGACGGGTGGCTTCCCCGCTGACACTATCCTGCGTGAGAACCAGCGCCTGACATTTCAGATTCGGGTGCGCGGCTCGCGGCGCGATTACGTCAACGTGCGGGAGCAGTGGCAGAGCCTGTTCAACGCTCTACAGGATGCGGAGGACACGCTGCTGCCCGGAGTTGTCTTCATCCAGGCAATGCACTACGGGCCACTGGTGTATAGCGATGACAAGAGCCGCGTAAACATGACGGTCAACTTCCGGGTAATGCGCCAGCCTAGTGACACCTCCCTGCGCGCCGTTTAATCCTCCTGGAGGAGATGCGATGGACTCATTAGGCCAAGACCCGATCCAACTTGCTAGGGAGATTGCCCGCTGCAATCGGGAGATTGCGGAGATTGAAGCCCGAGAGGCGCCGCCGCTACAGCCTGCCTACCTGAATGCGCTGGGGCTGGCAGACTGGCACTGGGAGCGCCGCCACCTAGAGAAGCTGCTGCGGGAAGCTGAGAGCCAATGCCGATCATGATCTGCAAGCGTGGGGGCACTAACCGTGTCAAGGTGCACAAGGCCAACTCGCTGCTGGACAAGGCAGCAGTAGGCTACATCTATGCTCCCAGCACCAGCTTGCTGTGCGGAGAATGCGCCTTTGTGGGAGAGGACGGCCTGTGCACTGATCACCCTGGCAAGGAGCAGATCGTCAGCCTACACAGCGGCTCCTGTAACGACTGGCAGGACCTGCGGCAGGGTCCCGTTGCCGGCAACAACAGCCGTCCGTGGGTACAGGTGGACTACCTGGAGAACCTCAATGGCTTCGGGTGCCGCCGCTGTGTGCACATGGACCTGCAGAAGGAAGACTGCAACGCGGTAGACAAAGACAGCCCTGGTGACACGCCGGGCAAGATCGACCCCTATGGCTGTTGCACGCTCTGGGCTAGGGATCCCAAGCGCGGCAACTGGCCGGAAAGTAGGTTCTGATGACTGGAGAAGAGCAAGTAGCGCGAGAGGAACTGGACATCGACCATTACCCCGGCAAGTGGAAAGTGGCGCGGCAGATGGCAGCCAACCCGCGTACGTACGAAGACAATCGCCACCTGCTGTCCTATTGGGAGCGGGCGCGGCTGTTCTACCTGGAATTGGGCGGAGAATTGATCAGCGGGAGGCGGGTCTAGTGCGCTACGTTGTTCCGCTCTGGGCTAGGGATCCCAAGCGCGGCAACTGGCCGGAAAGTAGGTTCTAATGCCGGACTTGAAGACGCTGCTGCTGGCGGACGCGGTCGGCAAAGCATGGTCCGACGAGGCGCGCGAGGCCGCCGCAGAGGCACGCCCGCGCTGGCGCCCACCAGGGGTTTCAGCCTCCTCATGGCCACACGATCACTGGGGCGTCTGGATTAAAGGGCGGCAAGTACCGCTATGATGCGCAGACTGGCCTCTATCACAAAGTTGGCCCTGTTGGGCGGTTCAACCCAACGCTGCCGGTTTCCGCTGTTTGGCGGGCGGATGACAAGGGTGGCCACCAGATGTTCAGTTGGCATAAGGAAGTAAAATAGCATGCGCTACGTTGTTCCGCAAGCCTGGGCTGGTGGCACCTGCGTGATCCTGGCAGGCGGGCCAAGCCTGAAGGGCGTAGACTTGAAGCCGCTGCGCGGTAAGGTGCGGGTGATTGCCATCAATGACTCCTGGCAGCTGGCCCCGTGGGCGGACGTCTGCTACTTCGGAGACCCACCGTGGTGGCAGATGCAGCAGGCCCAGAACCCGCGCAGCGCAGATGGATTCCTCAGCTTCCACGACATGATCTACAAAGCCTTCTGGGTGACGATTGCCAACTTCGGGGAGCACCCGCAGGTACACTGCCTCTGGTCCACTGGGCAGCGCGGCCTGGAGGCGAACCCCACTGCCCTGCGTACTGGCTCCAACTCCGGCTACGCCACCATCAACCTGGTCTATCACTACGGAGCCAAGCGGATCATTCTGTTGGGATATGACATGCAGTGTCGGGGTGCAGTCACGCACTGGCACAACGGCCCGCGTGAGCCTGCACCGCTGTTCTCCACGCTATTAAACTCTTTCCTCACCCACTTCGATTCGTTGGTACACCCATTAAGGGACGCCGGAGTAGAAGTTATCAACTCCACTCCGGACAGCGCCCTGCGTTGCTGGCCCTACCTACCCCTGGAAGAGGCAATAGAAAAACCATGGACGCTTACAACAGTAGGCTAGGCGCAGCAGGTGCAACGCTACTCACGGCAACGGGCCTGCGTCCGGAGGCATTCGCCTTGTGCTGTAATTACGTACTGCGCCAGACGTACACGGGGGCAATGCAGTGGGTGGTGGTAGACGACGGCCACCCGCGTATGGACTTTAGCTTCGACGCCCACTTGGCGCGCGGCATCGACGTGACCCGAATCTATCCACTACCGTCCTGGGTGCCCGGCCAGAACACGCTGGCGCGCAACTTGGTCGCAGGCCTGCGGGAGGCCCGCCACGAGTGGATCTTCTTTATTGAGGATGACGAGTGGTACGCCCCGGACTACGTGGAGATACAACTGCGTCACTTGCAACAGTGGCAGGAAGGCATCCTGATGTTGGGAGAGCGCCCGGCAGTCTACTACAACGTAGAGAAACAGCTGTACGCCGTCTTAAAAAACAACATCCACGCCAGCCTCTGCCAGACGGTCATACACCGCTCGCTGGGGCCGTTGCTGGAGCGCGTCTGCCAGGCCGGGTCGGATTCCATCGACATCCGCCTGTGGCAGCAGGTTCGCGCGGAGCAGAAAGGCTTGCACGAGGGGCAGCGCAGCCTGGGGATCAAGGGCATGCCGGGCCGACCTGGGTTGGGCACCGGCCACCGGCCTGCCCTTAGCGGCATTCGGTGGGCCTATGACGGCACCTGGCGCTACCTGGAGTCTGTTATCGGAGAGGACTACTTGCACTACAAGGCCATCTCTACTAAGGAGATGGAAGGCGAGTTCGAGATCTTCTTCTGGCAGGGGCAGAAGCGCTACCGCTGCAACCAGAAGTGGGCTAATGGTACGCCCTGCAGCTATGACACCTTCGATTACCAGACGCTACTAGACCATATCAAGGAGCCGCACGGCAGGAGCCGGAAGACCAAGGCCGCTCCCGTTGCCTCATTCATACTGGGGCCAGACGGCGAGCCCCTGGTGCACGACACACCGGAAGTTCCTGGCGTGGAGTTTAAAGACGAGGACTAGCGTGGCCCACCGTGTCTCCGCTGCCGCACTGGTGGCCGCTCGTGAGGTGTTGAAGGAATACCAGCTGGAAGTGCGACCGGAGACTTGTGCGCTAGGGATGACGAACAGCGAGGCACATGTTGCCATTGTGATCGACCTCGCCACTAACATCTTCCGGCTAGCCGAACTGCGCCTGGAGCATTACTACTGGCAGCAGCGCCTCAATGCCAGGACGGCGGAGGCCGGGGCACTGGCGGGCTATCTGCAGCGGGTGCTAGGGGTGTTCGCCTCCCTGCCGCAGTATGGGGCTGACGAGCAGCCGCCGCGTGTTACTTGGCAGCTGCCTCCGGGCCTGCTGCTGCCTCCTCCAACTACGCCCCTCACCAAGGCCGCGCAGGAGGCTGCTCGCTACCTGCGGTATTACTATCAGGCCACTCCGCTAGATGGCCACTACTGGATGCCGCTGGACGGGATACGCCTTGCGATGCGGGTGGACGCAGGCCTGGGCCTGGCAAGCGCCCTAGAGGCAGTGCCGCTGGTAAAACGTTATCTCGACTTGTTATTACAAAATCAGGCCACGCGCAAGGAGATTCGCTTCTGCTTCAGGAATCTTGGTGTCCTACTGGAGAGCCTGCCCAACTACGCAGATCGCCGGGAGGAGACCATGCTGCTAACTTAACCACCAAGGAGATAAAAACAAAATGGGAGCTGTAGTAACACCACTGCTACCGGTTGGGCCGGGTGGCGCAATGATCACCACCGCAAAGGGAACGGTAGTCAAGCTATCGACTGTCGCCACACCGCCAGCGTTTACGAGCGTGAGTCAAGTGCGCTCGATCACCGGCCCTACGGTGAAACCCAAGATCGTGGATGTCACCACGCACGACACGCCTGGCTACTGGGCACGCAAGATGACGGTGCTGATCGAGGGCGGTGACATCAGTTTTGAAATGAACTGGTCCCCTATGGACGCTACGCACGCCTGGTCAACGGGCTTCTGGTCCCTCATGACGATCTTGAGCCTGGGGGCGATGTCGATGACGTTCCCCAACGGATTCGGCACCATGACGTTCAAGGGCTACGTGTCCCAGCATGAATTTACCGTCCCTGTAGACAACGTACTGGCGGTAAAGATCCAGTGGGCCATCACTGACGACATTCAGACTAACCTGCCGTAAGGAGAGGTTGGGTATGGATCGCAACATTGCGGAGACGGTAATCACCATCGAACTGGACAAGCCTTACAAGCTGTACTTTGACGCCAATGGCATGGTGGCTTTTGAAGAGGCGACAGGCAAGAACTTCCTAGCGGTCGTCGCCTCCCTTTACAATGCCTACCGGCCACTGCTGGAGAGCCAGCGCAACGGCGTTGAGCCCAACGCGACTATCGCTGGCCTAGACGTGATCAAACAAGTTCCCATGTCGGAGCTAACTGCCTTGGTCTGGGCAGGGATTCACGTCTACAACGACAGAGACGAGCCCAGCTGGCCCTTAACGTTAGCCCAGGTGCGCCGCCTGATTAACATGCAGACTATTCCCAAGCTGTTCCTCAGCTTCCTCCAGGGGCAGTCTAGCAACAGCCCTAGCGAGCAGGAGATGGGGGAATCCCCGGCGCGGTCAGAAGCCGCACCAGCAACGCCCCAGACGCCGCGCCAAACAGTCAATGGTGGGGAACGTTCTATCGTATTGCCCGAGGGCGCTTTCACTTAAATGACCGCGAGGTGGGGCGGTTAACGCTGCGCCAGTTCTACCTTCTATTGGCGGAGTGCTACGCCCAGCAGCGCATGGAGGACGCGCGTTGGTACCGGCTGATCTGCTGCTGGGTTCGGGAGGCACCGGCGTTCGGTTCCATCTTCCCCCTGTGGGGCGATCAGCCCCTATCCGAAGACATAGAGGACACTGAAGAGAATGATGAGGCCGTATTCCGCCAGGTGACGGCTGCGCTAACGCCTTACCGGAGTATTAATTGAAATGGCTGACTCGATAGCGGACGTTGTCGTAAAGCTACAGACAGATTTGTCTGATACGAAGGCCCAGCTGGGTGGTGTAGCGGATAGTGTAGGGAACCTAGGTAAGGTGGCGGAGGCTGTTGGCGGCCAGTTAGACCTGTTCGCCAATTCCATGGCGATACCCTACGCGGACGCCACCGGCCAGCTGAACCTGTTTACAGATGCCCTGGAGCCGGTAGCCGGGACGGCGCAGTCTGCAGCTGAAGCGGTGGCGGATTTAGCCGGTGCTATGACGGACTACAGCCCCGCTGCGCAGGAGGTGATCAACCAACAGAAGGAATTGAACGCTGCCATGGAGGCAGCAGCTGCTGCAGTAGAGGAGTTGAGTAAGGCGCACAAGGAGGGCGCTATCGACGCAGAGACGCTGGCACGGGCGCAGTCCCGTTTGGAGCAGGCTACTCATGCCGCAGGCCATGCGCAGGAGGAGCACCACGGCATTTTAGAAAAGATGGCCGATGGGCTGTCGCAGATTACTGGGCTAAGTGAGAGTGCGGCCCATTCCATCCTGGGCTTTGCCACCGAGCTACTTGGCGTCAAGCTGGCCGGTGATGCGCTAGAGTTTGTCCTGGGTCACCTGACGGCAATTGCCGAAGAGTCCATGGAGGCCGCTGCCCGCTTCGAGCGGCTGTCGGAGGCCATGACGCTGATGTATGGCAGCGCCAACGAGGCCTCCGCAGCGCTAGAGGCTACTGAGGAAGCTGCCAACCGCCTGGCCGTTGGGATTGAGGATGCGCGCAAGATGGCGCAGGAGATGGCGGTATTCGGTGACAAGGGCGGAGAAGTCATCGAACACGCCATGACGGCAGCGGCAGACGCAGCCGCCGTGACGGGCAAGCGCTTTGAGGAAACCTCCCACGCCATGTTGCGCATTGCCGAAACGGGCATGGCAAGTGGGCGCATCCTGCGGCAGCTGGGCATCGAGACGAAAGACCTGGCAGCCGTCATGGGCGTGAGCATGAGCCAAGTACAGACGGCCATGCGCACGCTGGACTTTGAGACACGGTTGCAGGTGGAAGAGGCCGCGCTGAAGAAGTTCGGCGGCGCTGCTGAGAAGGTCGCAGACGACACGACGGGTACTTCTATTCGCTGGGCTAACGCCTGGGAGAAGTTCTCTACCGACTTTGGGGAGGGATTCAACAAGATTGGGAATGCCTTTAAGATACTTGGCACCAAGGTGGTGGCAGAGACAGACGAGATCATCCAGAATCTAAACCGAATCAATGCCACTGTAGATGACGCCATCGACGGGATGGGCGATTGGATGAAGAAGGTTTGGCAGAATGCCACCTGGCTGCACGAGTACCAGAGTGTATTAGAGCGGGTGGCGGATGCCCACGATAAGGCCGCCTCCGCTGCCGATAGGCAGGCGACAGCGGAAGGCAAGCTAACCACTCTGCAGGATAAGGGGATTCTGTTCGAGCAACACGCCAAGGACATTGAGCGCAACCTGAAGACAGATGAGGCCGCGCACAAGGCCGAGGTGGCGCGGAATGACGCCCTGCGTGCCCAGGGCAGGATCACCACGCAGGAGCGCATCCGGCTGAAGATTGATGAGAGCAATGCCTTAGAGAAGATCCGGGTGGACGCTGCTAACGCGGAGGCGGAGGAGGCCCAGAAGCTGCCAGAATTGCAGCGGGCAACGAAGCTGGAAGAGATTCGGCACAAGGTAGAGGACGCCCACCAGACAGGTATCTACGAGCGCCAGAAGCTAGATTTGGAAGCTGGGACGGAGTCGGTCAAGACTTCCCAGGAGGTGCAGGCTACCCAGCTGAAGGGTGCTACCGCTCACAGCAACGCCTTGCTGCAGCAAGACCGGGCGCGCCTCAACGAGCAACATACCCTGCACGAAGTCAGCGCGGAGGAGTTCGCGGTGCAGGAGCGCGCCCTGAACGCGCGCCAATTAACGATTGACCGGCAGGCCGCTGAGGAGCAGGCGCGGGAGCAGCAGGCGCGTAGTGTAGAGCCTGCCAAGATAGCGGAGGAAAAGAACCGGGCGCTGCAGGCTGCGCAGGACAAGTACAACGCAGCCAACAACGCCGCTAACGTCAAATTGGCAGAGGAGCAGGACCGCGCAGCGGATAAGACGGCAGAGCTTAACCTGCACACCATGCAGACTACTGCCAAGGAAGAGTTGGACCTGGATCGGCACCACCATGAAGAGGCCGCTCGTGAGCATGCTGTCAGCGCAGATACCGCTGCTGCGCAGGCCCGCTCCGATAACATGCGTGAGTACCAGATTGCAGTAGAGGCAGCCGCTGCCCAGCGCGACAAGCAGCGCAAGGACAAGGTTGACGCTGCACAGGTCGAGGCAGAGTACCGGGAGAAGATGGCAATAGCACATGCCGCCTGGGCTAAGAAGGAGTTGGAGACTGACCAAAACTT